TCAAACATCAGGAACCGCTGGCAGTCTAATCTATGATTCTGCGGCGGCGACTAAATTTAAGGCTGGTTTACTAGGAGCAGAGGTTGAGATTGTCGATAAGTCCACAGCGCAGGCTTTGACAAATAAAACGATTGACGGCTCTCTCAACACAATCAGCAACCTAACATCTGCCATGGTCACAGGAGCTATTGCCCCAAGCAAAGGCGGAACTGGTGTATCAAACAATGACGCGGCAACTTTAACGAGGACAGGTAACTTTGATTTAAATGTTACTACTTCGGCAGCAACAGCGATCACATTGCCAACCTCTGGAACCATGGCGACACTCGCTGGTACTGAGGCCCTGACAAATAAAGACATTGACGGTGGAACGGCAAGCAATACGTCACGCTTTACAATTCCAAAAGCTACAAAGACGGTTCTTGATGCCTTGACTCGCAAAGAAGCTACCATGGTTTATGGTACAGATACCAAGAAGCTTTATGTCGATTATGATTCTACTCTTAATGAGATCGGCGGAGGCGCTGGCGGTGCTGCCGGTAGAAACTATCTATCAGCCTGGTACACAAGCCTTAACCCTGTCGGCACAGTCGTCACTGGCTTAACATCAACAGGAAACCGCACCTCATCTCAGACAAGCTGGGGCGCTTCTGCTACTGCTGATCTAACTATTGCAAATAATGCAACACTTCCACTCCGCGAGACTGGCGACTTCTTGATCGACAGCGGCACGACTACTGCCGGTGCTTTTGTCGAGTCTCCGATGTTTAACCTTGACTTAGTTGACCTCAGCAAAGCGGTTGTTTTGTCTTTTGACATCACAGGAAACGCTGCTGATGGAAACTACGATGTAGTAGTGATTCGCTACAATAGCTCTGGGACATACCAAGAGACTATTTCTGTAGCTGGAAACGCTTCGGCAGGATCTCCAGCAAGTGCAAAGCTTCCGACTGGTACGACTACATTCAAGGGATTCTTTGTCTCAAGCAACACGCAGACAGATTTCTACTCTGTCAGAATCAGAAAAATTCTTGCAGTCAATGACGACTTCCAGATTGATAGCTTGTTCGTTGGGCCGCAGTCTCTTGGGACTGGTGCGGTTGTTACTGATCCTCAGCCTTACACGCCTTTAAATACACAAGGGCTCGGAACTTTGGGATCGTCAAACGTCCAGTGGCGGCGTGTTGGCGGTTTCATGCATATCAGCGGCAGGTTTGTCACTGGAACAGTGACAGCTTCGCAAGCGCAATTTGGCTTGCCTAGCGGCGTGACGATTGGGCAATTTGCTGGCCAGTCGGGCATGCAATTAGTCGGAAGGTGGGGTCAGTCTAACAGCAGTGCCTCTAATTTTAAAGGTGGGGTTGTTTCTGCAACTCCTGGGCAGTCCTATTTAACTTTTGGTGCAGACGAGTTCACCATAGCAAATAACGCCTTTAGCCCATTAGCTGGGAACACATTATTTTTCAGTTCAAACTTAACAGAATTTTCCGGCGAGATTGTAATTCCTATCGCCGAGTGGACTTCCAACGTCACAATGGCTGACAGGGCGGTTGAGGAGTATGTTTACTCAACAGACACAAGCAATACTACGGCATTATCATCATTCGGATACGGGCCACAAGGCTCATTATTTCCACAAGCTGCTGTTGCCTCTACTAACATTGACAAAATTGTACAATTTACAACTCCAATATTGGCGACAGATAACATCTTTTTAGAAGTGTCAAACGACTCAGGACTCACGTGGTCAAAACTTGACGGATTAACAGATGATATTGATGTGCAGCCATACACTCGCCAGACTACAGGTGTCAACTACGGCGTTTATGTTACACCTACCTCAGCCACACAAGCTCGTGTCCGGTTCGGACGATACAAACGAGACGCTGGCGGTGTATATGGCGCAGTAGGATCAGATTGGGGTGTGCAGACTACACGCAGGTGGCGTGTCCGCAAAGTCTCCGGCGGCGCAGCCGTAGGATATCCAATTGCGCCTGCTAACATTGCTCTTATCAACTCAACTGATAATTACAGTGGGAATACTAAGCTTGGCTTAATGCAGTATCTTGGAGGGTCAACTTATAATGGTGGAGTTACTTTAACTGTTACTCCTTCTGTTTCTCCAACATCATCTTCCTATAAATTTATACCTTATCAAATGGCTGATGGTTCTTGGAGGATGAAATTTAATATTGGAGTAGCTTTTGCTGCTAATCAAATCTCAGGCACTTTAACAGTAACCGGTATTACTTTTAAAAGCAGTGGAGCTATTGCATATCAACCTGCTTCAGTTGCTAATAATTCTGCTCCAGCAGCAGTTCAGGGTATTTGTGATAACACTACAAACACAATAAGATTTTTTAGTTCGTCAGGTGCAAATAACTGGGGTATTTCTGGTGATGTTGAACTAGATAGCAAACCCACATGGGCTTATTAATTTCAAATTTGGACTGAGCAAAAAATGATGCACTACATCCTCACAATTCTACTGATCGTATCTTGCGCCAAACAAAAGGCAAAGGATACGAAGCAGCGTTCTCCAGAAGTGGCGGCCAAAGCGGAGCTATATAAATCTCTACACAAAGGATGGGCGCACGACAAGTGCGACAGTTTAGGGTTTACATCTCTCTGTAAACTGTCAGGTGGATGTAGTGAGGCAGACATCATGCAAGCGGAAGACGAGCCAGGGAGATGGTATCGCTCACCGGAGCATGATTGCTATGACCTTAGACAATCTGCCAGCGATATAAGTAAAGACATGCTCATGATGTTGTTCCCGTATCTCTATGCTACAGGTGACAAGCAAAACTTGCGGGAGATATATGAGTACGGAAAATCTAACGGCAACGTCATGGGACGTGGGCCATTGAGTCGGACATTCATGACGCCTCCGATGGTCTTTTTACTTCAACGCCTTATTGGCATCAACGTTTCGGAATTTCCTAATAGCTCAAAAGAAGTCGCTAAGGCTGGCTACGAGAAGCACCTTGACGCCATAGACTTGCTCACGAAGGGAATGCTCGGTGGTGGATTAGATCAGATTCAATATGAAGAAATACGTAAGTATGCAGATGCTAATCCAAAAAATGCTTTATTTGTCGCTTTGTATAGAAAATATCGGGACGGAAACCAACAGCAAACCATAGACATCTTGCTTGATGAAAGCCTGTTTCCGGCTGATAGGCTACCAACTTCAGCAGACCGATGTGAAGAGTATCTTTGGCAGCGAGATAATAATCCCTCTGACTGGGGGCCTTGTGACAAAGGCCAGACTCATGACGGGGTTGATTTCCTTATAGCGGCTTGGGTTGCTGGGCAGTTATGACGTATAATTAAGTCATGAAATATTTACATGACAATATCAACCACCTGATGCTTGCCATGATTATCGGTATCGCATCTCTTGGCGTCTCGTTTATTGGTGACATGAGTCAAAACTTGCAACAGATGGCGATATCTGTGCACCAACTGAACACAAAAATGGGTACAATAAATGAGATTACAAGGGATCATGAATTACGTATTCGCGAGATCGAAAAAACAAAACCATGGAAGGGTAAATAAAATGGAAAAGGGAACGAAAGAACTTAGCGAAATGTTGAAGTTTGTATGCGCTTTGGCTGACGGTATCGGCGAAGCTGCCAAAGACGGCTCTGTTACTCTTGGCGACGCGGCTCACCTTGTGCCGCTTCTCTATAAGCTTCCTTCCGCAGCGGACGGGATTGCAGAAATTCCTGGAGAGGTTGCTGACCTTTCGCAAGACGAAGTTGCGGCACTTGTTGCAATGATCAAAGACGAGCTTGATTTGCCTCAAGACAAAATTGAGATGGCCATCGAAGATGCACTAGAAATAGGCATCAAGATATACGCGCTGGTGCAAAAACTTAAAGCATAATACCTTTAGTACACCAGCCAAGCGGGAGCCTTTGACGGCCCCGCTTCCGCATTTGAGGTGTTATGAAAGAATCTGAACTACTCTCATTTGCAATCACCTGTTTAAAACAGTCAGGACTCGTCTGGTGGCGTGTTGCCAATGGCCCGGTAAAGCATGGCGGCGTCCTAAAGAAGTCTCCTATCAAGGGCTTTCCTGACCTCGCAGGCGTCATGCCAAACGGGCGCTTCTTTGCGATCGAACTGAAAGCGGCAGAAGGTAAACTTTCTTCTGAGCAAATTGAGTGGATCACAAAGCTCAATCACACCGGCGGGATGGCTGTCGTCTTGCGCACAAAAAATGAGGTCAGGGATTTTGTGATTGGTGCCAGTCAAATGAAAACCCGCCTGGCAGATTAGACGGGTCTTCGTTATTATTGGAGAAAAATCTCATGATGTTATGATACGATTCTATCACTATGTCACTCAGAAAACTAGACATCGATGATTTTTTAGTGATGATCCTCATTGTAAATGGATCATCTGTCACAAATTGCGGCAAGCTTTTGTGCCTGACACAGCCTGCAATTAGTCAAAGACTTCGTAAAATCGAGGAAGTTTTTGGGACCAAGTTACTTGACCGGTCCCGAAAAAACGCTTTTTTAACGGTAGAAGCCAAGTGCATTGCTGACGCCATGGCTTGTAGCATAGAGTTACTCGCCGCGACGCTTCCAGATTCGCTCGGCGATGGGTGGTGCGATCCGCTTATCAACCTGGTTCTCAGCGAACCCAGAGACAGGCCCGCAAGCGAATGTAACTAAGCCCATGCCTGACGTTGCGGCAGAACACGCAGCATTGACAAGCCAGTAGCTTACTACCCCAGCAAAACCGTGATGCTCCCAGTACCAGCCCCATATCAAATGCCCTGCAAAGTGGTCTTTGTAGTCTTTCAGATCAGTCGCCATTGAAGGTTTAAAGACCACATTTCCATGATTTAAAATATACATGTCATGGAGATGACTACCCTGACAGAGCCAGTCACCGATAGCTTCATGGATTTCTGCGTGGATAGTCTCAATCCACTGGCTGACGGGAGGATGATCACCGATTTCTTTTTCGCTAAGAAACATGCGAGTAAAATTGCCCCGGTATTTAAGCTGATAATCAAGGCCGATCTCGTCAGCTAGGGCGTCGTGTCCTTCTGCTCTCAGATAAATTCCGGCTGTTAGAATCAATTGATCCATAGCTTGATCAGCTTGTTGTGCTGCGTCAAACTCGTCATGCTCAAGTGACTGCATGAAATCGTTAGTAATTGTCCGAGTATTTGTCTTTTTTGCAACCCGGTGAGCTTCCCTCAGATCAGATCCGGAATACCCATAGCGCCATGCAAGTCGGTAATCTTTTGCTGTCAATTCGTTTGAGTCTGCTTTAGACAAGGAAGCCATGAACAAAAGCGTGATGGCACAAGCAACATAGAAAATTACTCGCATGACTTACCTCTTTTCATCTGATCAATGATGGTTGTGAGCTTTGACGTGTCGCCGGTTCTCCGTGCCTCATCAATTGCGATGGCGCAATCTCTGATAGAATCTCCTGACTTTTCCTTAGCTAAGTCATAGAGAAGCTTTGCCAGTTGAACCAATGCACCTAGGATTGCTGGTAAGTAAGGCAGAATCGCCATGTTGACCTCCTGCTATGTAGTGATTACAATTATAGCATGACGCCAATCACATACGAAAATTGCAGGGTAGAAAAGATTATTGACGGAGACACTTGTGAAGTCTCTGTTGAGTTGGGTTTTGATATCAAGATTCTTACCACGATAAGACTAATTGGCATTGACGCTGCCGAGACTTACACGGTCGAAGGACAAGTATCCAAGTCTCAACTATCTGCTTTGTGCCTCGGCGCAGAAGTTAAGCTTATTTGCTATGGCAAAGAGCGGTGCGGTAGATATTACGGTGCACTAATAAGAAAAACGGACGACCTCGACATTAACGACGAAATGGTCCGCCTTGGTTGCGCTGATAAAAGCAAATACTAAATAATCAATAATAGCTTGGCCGCACACAGACAACACCACTGCTATTCATATCTTTCACCATACAAACACAGCGCGCTACACCATGCTTCGGATGGGCCGCCGTAAGTAATGGAGTGCATAACATAGCCTTCGTTCCAAGTAATAGTCTTTTTGCATGTCTCGCATTTTAAATGCGGAAGCATCCATTCAAGAGATTCCACTTCTTCATCGAAGGGCCTATCTTTTACATACCACTCGTTGATTCGCACTGGGTATATGCTCATCCCCGCCTCCGTATATGGGCAATGGTGAATACCAGTACAATGCCGACCGCCAGCACCGCCTTCACCATTTCTGCTCCGGTTATGATAATCATCCCCGCCTCGCTTCGTCTAGTTTGTCCAGTGCTTCAATGACAAAAGGAGGAACATCATAGTCCTCGTTATATGCTTTGCGAACCATCTCAGCTACTTCTCTTAGTGCCTCTAGTTCATCTAAGTATACAACCTTGCCGTCACCCGTACTGATGCACAACCTTCTTTCTAATGTAATCATCCCCGCCTCGCTTCGTCTAATTGTGATAAAGCCTGTTGCAATTTCAATTCTTTTCTCCAACCTTTTTCTGTTGGCTCGCCAAGTTCTTGCACGAGTTCTAAGCCTCGAATAAGAGGCCTAGCCGCCTCAGCCACTTCCCGCAAATGTCTTACCTCTTCGATAAGAAGTTTCCAACCTGCCATAAATCCTAACGATGCTTCCATTTCGTCCAAGTCTAGCTTCATCACCGCCTCGCTTCGTTTCTATTCACCCTAACACCTTTACTTTCACGATTATAAATTTCTAAAGCCACGGATCTTAATTCCGGGTGCAAATGATTTAAAGGTATCCAATATAGATTACCATTTTCATCTTTTCCGACAGAAACTTCTAACGTAAGTTCGCTTTTGATTTGAGGCACCGAAAATTTAACTCTTTGTAATTTTGTCATAAAAGTGAAGCCTTTCGTGAACAAACCAACTGATTCTTTGCTCGTCAAATCGCAGGGAGTTAATTACTTCCCTTGCTGCTTCGATCTCTGAGATCAGTCTCGGCATGTCCGTTGTCAGAAGCTTCGATGCCGCTGGTGATAACACTGCCAGTTTCGTCTTTGACAATGACCCTAGTCTGCTCTTTATCTTGTTTAAGTCGTTCAAAATAATTCTCCCCTGTGTAGCAAATATAGCCACACGAAGCGCAATAACGGCCCTTTCCACCGTCATACATACGCTGCGAGCAGCATGGACATCCCCAGCCCATCAAAACGGAATATCCCCAAGGTCATCGGTTAAAGACCCTGGCGGCACTGTACTCGCAAGGGCTGGATTTTGGTTATAGAAGGCATCGGTTTCAGCGCGGTCCTTCTTTGTCAGAAGCTGCCACTCGGAGACAGACATCTGGAACTCAACAGCCGGTTCATTGTTTTTATTAACGTAAGCGTTAAGTTTTGTGATTCGGCCGGTCACAAAGATAGCGTCTCCTTTTTTGATCAGAAGCGCAGCTTTTTCAATGTGCTTTCCCCATATTGAGCACTTCACCCAGGCGGCCTTATCGACTGTGCTATTGCCGAGCTGGACGGCAAGGTTGAACTCGCACCATTGTTTTGATTGATCTCTCGAAGTCTTTAGTTCCGCGTCACGGCCTACATGGCCGATGAAATTACATTGATTTAAATGTGGCATATTAGTCTCCTATTGCTGTGATTTCGTGGAAGATTGCGAACGCGCAGAGCGCGATAACAAAAATGAAAAACGTCCATAGCTCCAAAGCACGGCATTCACCGTTATTACAAAGATCATGATTGCTACCGCCGCAGTATAAGATACGGCATAGACGATTATGTTTTGTGCGTTTTTTTTCATGCATGTCATCCCCTTATCTTTAAAAGAATTTCGTCGGGCGTTTCTTTAACAAACGTAATTCCGTCAGACATTGTGATGTCCGTTGATTCCTCATCAAAGCGACTAATCGCCAAAATGTGATGTACGTTAATCAGCACTGGCTCGCCGTCACGCTTGTGAAGTTCTATAAATCTCATGCGCCCTCCGGTGCTTTGTCAGGGGCCTCTGGGTTGATAGCATCCCAAGCGGCGTTAATGTTAGTGCGAGTAAATTCTTTGCCGTCAAGTGCAGAGCAGAATGTATCTAAAGCCTTCAACTGACCTTTTGACGTTAGGAAAGCAGCAATCTGTCTTAACTGCGTTCCCGTTCTTGTGAATGTTTCAACGCTAGGGGCAGTGACGGAGATAGGCGCAGCCGTGGCCTCAGCCACAACATGTTTATGAGGCGTGACAACAACGACCTCTCGTGACTCAACTTCAATAATTTGACCGTCCTCATTTACAGATGCCCCCATTTCTTCTGGTGTGTAGGAAACGCCACTGATTGCGTCAGGAAACAAAGATCTAGCCATTTCGCTGACGACGCGAGCATGAAGCATGGCTCTTGGGTATTTTTTCCAAGTCGGATTACTGAGAAGGCCAGCAGCCTGGGCATCTTGAATTGAGAATGAAAAGACCGATGCTTCAGATCCTTCCCGCGTAACCTTGACCTCGCATTTTTCTCCAGACCGAACCGGGTAACTAATCTTTGTCTTTGGGTGAAGACGCATGATTTGCGCAAGCATCAACTCAGCAGACATCGTAGGCTTGCCGTTGATGATGTGAATGTGACTTAAAGCTTGCATCGGAGGGATGCCAAGCTCACGGCCCTTAAGCATGATTGCCACCGCCTGCTCGGGAGTCTTGATTCCTGCCGGTAGAAAACCAGACTTGATCAACTCTCCAGCCTGCTGTTTCATTAGAGTCCAGCCTTGCGCTGCCGGTAGCATTTGATCCCACGGTATTAAATCTGTCATGACTTTGCCCTCCGGTTCATTGTCTCTGTGCTATCAAGGTTGATTTCCCCGCGTAGCAGCTTTGCCAGCAAAGTGTTGATGCACCACGTTAGGTTGCGTCCCGTCATTCTGCTATAATCGACCATGGCAGCTTTGACCGGCTTTGGGACGATGACAGCAATACGTTCATAATCAGTTGGCCCGTTCATTCATGTCACTCCTGTGTAATTGGTTAGCATTTTGTGGGAGTCTTTTATAATGCAATCACAAAAAAGTAAACAGTTAATCAACAGAAATTTTGATGACCTTGCACCCTTCTTTGCTCAAAAATTACGCACAGCATTGTCACAATGTCAAGCTGAGGGGTATCAGGTTGAGTTGTTTGAGGGATATCGCTCTGAAACGCGCCAGAATCAACTATATGCGCAGGGAAGGACCGAGCCTGGTAAGATCATTACTCACGCGAAAGCAGGCCAGTCGTGGCACCAATACGGCCTCGCAGGGGATATCGTGGGTAAGACTAACGGCAAGTGGGATTGGTCTATTGATTACGATAGGATTGAACAAATAATGATCAGTCACGGGTTTAGTAGCTTAAAGTTTGAGCGCCCACACTTTCAGATCACAGGTGGACTGAGCACCCAAAAAGCCCAGAAAATAGCCAAGGAACAGGGTTTGCTAACACTCTGGTCCATCGTTGAAAGTAGTATGTAACCTTTTCTTTGAAGCAACAAGTTTGCAATTTTAACGCCATTGGTAAGTTGGCTTATCTTTATTGCGTGATATTAACCGGCAATATTCCGCAGCGTAGCTTTTTGGAAGTTTAAATTTATATTTTTTCTTCAAATATATTTTTGAAAGCAGGTTGCGGACAAGTTCATCAGCCCAAGGAAGTCGATAAGCAACAGAACAATTTTCAACAGGCTCTAACCTTCCTGATTCGGTTTCGTAAAAGAAAGTTCTTTCATTGCTTCCGCAGATTGTTCCAAGTTGCCACCATGTAGATGCGCCACCATCCACAGGTGATTTCACTTTCACTTCAAAAGCAACTTTGTCACCTTTCACATAATCCTTGCATAAAATGCAATATTCTTCTGGTTTTTCTAGTGGCATATGAATCCTCCAAAGTAAAGCATACCAGGGTTTTATATTCCCTTACTTACCTGCAGAGATCCGCAGAGGAATAGCTAGGCCCGTATAGCCATCAATCATATTCATTCCGTTAGTTGTAGGTAAATAACTCAATCTGATTTACTGCGGTAGAGTATTGGGCTGCCGCTAGGCAGCAAGGTAGCCGCCGGCAGGCCCATTGATCAGACTCAGTAACTTACCTAAAACCAGCTCTGACTTCTCAGAACTCCCAGCCCTGTAACAGGATTGGTTTGAATAAGTCGCCTGTTTTCTCTCAGGCAATTAGTCCGCTTCTCGGCCCCCTTCGCTAGGTGGTACCTCTACCAGTCTAGTTACTCACTCCGTCCACGAAACTCGTGCCGCTTTGGTAGCACGCTCAACTGTTGCCGTCTTTCGGCGCGATGACAAAAACAGATTTTATTTTGTCTACCCAGTTTAAAGGCTTTTGGGTTACTCGCCTTTTTTTAGTTTACTTTTTCGAGCGGAAAAAATAAATAACTTTCAACCATTAACACCGTGAAAGGTGCGTATGACAAAGGTTTCACTAGAACAAGCTGAATCTATGTTTTTAGATTATTGTATTAAAAACTACGTTGGAAGTTATGTAACTTTGTTTGAGGTAGACATCCCTATAATGACTATTATGTGCAACATAAATAAACAGAACTGGAGCATGTTTTTCGATATTATGAATAATTGGGCTATTACTAAAAATATTGAAATAGAGGTTTAATTTAAAATGAGTGGACATGAAGACATAAAAATTAGATTTCCAATTTTAAAACTAGAATCTGAATTAATTACTGAATGTAATGATAGTCAAACAATATACTCTAATGAAACTTTAGAAATATGTTGTTATGAGGGAGGAATGCCAGATGATTATTTTTATATCTTATTAGAAATAGATGAAGATAATAAAAAGACATATAGAATAGAAAGGAAACTACTGTTATCTGGTTTGTTATTTCTTGACTCAGATGCCGAAAGAGTTTTGGGAAAAGAGAAAAAACGTGATGAGGTTATCAGGTTAAAAAACAGCTTAGAGGATGAAATTGATTTAGATTGAAAGCTATAAAAAATGGGAACAAGTTTTAGAAAATCCGACGTATGCCATCACATCTACCGGCAAAATGACCCTGCGAAGTACGGCAGCGTTTGTCCTCACTGTCAAAAGCGCTGGGGAAAAACAAAGGTAGCAGGGTTCATTGACATTGAACGTTGCCCAAGTTGTCCGAGTCTTGAACTGATGACAATCGTTGGAGCACGCAAAGACTCTAAGAAAAAAGCAAGGGAGCGAGAGCGTGTTCAATCGCAAGGCACAATTGTTCCTCGCGTGTCATCGTCAGACCTTCTCCGGCGCCTGTGAAGCAGAAGATCGCGTGTGTAAGCTCATGCAGGAGCACGGGCTTCCAGTCACAACCTTTCGTGAGGAAAATGGTTTTAGTTTCGCCATTGAACGCGCCAACGAGCTCACAGCCATCTGCCTCAAGATAAGGCACGACTTTTACCTTAAGCCGCTGGCCGCAGATATGAACGACTCTCGGAGGACGTGGCCTGTTAAACGGAGATTTGCTTGCCATTTATGACCGTCCTTCCGGCTTTCACAATGAGAATCTCAAAGTTGGTTTTCCCGGCATGATCAACTCTCAGTAAACCCATGGCCTGTTGCCAGCCTGTAGGAACTGGATTGTGTGCCGTCTCAATCTCGTTTGACCCATGGCCAAGAGTCGCTGCGTAGTGCACACCGTCCGTGACATACTGAACCCTGTGGGTATGGCCAGCAATCGTATTGCACTTGTATTTTGCAAGCATGGTCATAGCGGTGTGTTGATTGTAATAGAATCCATGTAATAATATACAATCACCTATATGACATGAGTCCCATTTTGTGTAAGGATGCCAATGCCACTTGTGATGGCCGCATTTGGTCCTCAAATCGATTCCAAGTAGTGTTGGCCAGTCTGGTATCAATCCGTGAAGATCTCGCGCCTGTGACGCTATAAACCGTTTTAAACGGTGTTCGTGATTGCCTTCGAGTAAATGAATTGCAGCGCCGCGTTTTAGATGACGACTCCATTCGTTGAGTTGCAGCTTGTAGTCTTCGATGTCTTCCTTAAGGGTGTTTCGTCTTGCGGGGTCTTTGCTGTATGTGCTTATTTGAAAGGCATCGATGGCGTCGCCAAGTTGGATAAGCCCCTCCGGTTGAAATTCTTTGATGATCTTGGTAGCAAGCCGCACAAACTTTGGGCAGTGGAACGGAAAATGTAAGTCAGGTAGCACGAGGTACGTCTTCATGGCGGGCCTCCGTGTATGATTGCTTAATGATAGCACAGAGGAGCTGCAAATAAAAAACCCACCGGAAGGTGGGCTAGTCTTGGTATTCTATAATTCTATGCCTTTATTTAAAATTAAAATCCGCTTAGAGTTCCGTCTTCTTTGTAGTATCTAGCGATTCCGACTTGATTATTTCCAACCCATATAGCTGCCTGAAATCCTCCGGATAACTTGGTAATCCTTAGCTCTGGCCTAAAATCAAATCCGTTTGACAATCCAATAGTCGTTTTCAATTTAGCTACGTTTTGTTGATCAAACTCAATGTTGTGTAAAATCATTAGGTCCGATTTAATTTTGCTGATGGCGTCCATAAGTTGCTCCTTGGTTATTGTCGGGGTCATTCCCGATCAGTGTTATATACACTTATCGGCATTTTAATAAAATAATTTAGTTTATTTTATAACCATATAGAACTATTAAGGATTTTAAGCATTTAATAATGGTTTATTGTAACTTGTTGATTTTATTAGTACAGCAAAGCCATTGAATTTACTAGGGCTTATGGCTATCATATGATATGCGTCCCCTGTGGGTATTGTGCAGTTGCCTCATTTTAGCACAGCTTGCGCGTTAGCCAAAAAATTGAGACAATGTTGACAAATAACCGCTTCTGTGAAGCAACTCACGCGGCTCTGAGAGCCAGGGAGATAAATATGGCAAGGAAGCCAACAGGTCGCGCTTTAGGGCGGCCACCGAAGACGTTTGATTGGGAAAAAATCAAACAAGCCGCTTACGTTCAATGCTCACAAAATGAAATCTGCCACATTTTTGACACAACACCTGAAACACTCGAAGCTGCTTGCCAGCGTGATTTAGGCGAACATTTCTCTGACTTTTATAAAAAGTCTGCTGAAGGCGGTAAGTCATCTCTAAGACGTGAGATGTATAAGAAGGCCATGAGTGGCAATGTTCCTATGATGATTTGGCTATCGAAAAATTACATGGGCATGAAAGAAAATTGGAACCTGCCAGAGAACATTGCTCCGATTGTTTTGGCGTATCAACCTAAGCCTAAAGAACTGACAGATGAGCAATAAAAAAATGGTGTCAATCGATTCACTTCGATTTGATCCGGCTAATGCACGTAAGCATGACGAACGCAACATCAAGGCGATTATGGACAGCCTAGAACGTCACGGCCAGCGCAAGCCTATAGTCTGTTACTCGGACATGGTCGTCGCTGGTAACGGTACGCTACAGGCCGCCAAGCGTCTTGGATGGACTGAGATTTGGGTGAACGACGACGGTTTTAAATCAATCGAAGACGCCAAGGCATACGCGATCCAGGACAACCGCTCGGCAGAACTGGCGGCATGGGATGACGTTCAGTTGGGTGATACGCTGACAGAGTTAAAAGACGCTGGGTGGGATTTAGATACAATTGGTTTTAATGATCAAGAATATCAAAAACTTTTTGAAACAGACGTTATTAAAGAAATAAACGGATCAAAAGAATACGGCGAAGAAGCTTTTCAAAACTTTGATCATAAATGCCCAAAATGCGGCTTTGAATTTGACGGTGAATAATGGTTGCTCAACTAAAAACTGGGCCATGGAATTTAACAGAACTTAAAGACGTTCCAAAAAATGGCTTAAAAGTATTTTCATGCTTTCATTGTGGCGGCGGTTCTACAATGGGTTATAAACTTGCTGGGTACGAGGTCTTGGGCGGGGTTGAAATTGACCCAGAAATGATGAAAATTTACCGCGCAAATCATAATCCAAAGCATTCTTATCTAATGGGCGTACAAGAATTTAAAAATATTCCTGATGACCAATTACCAAAGGAATTATTTGAGTTAGATATTCTTGACGGCTCACCGCCGTGCTCAAGTTTTTCAATGGCTGGAAGCAGAGAAAAGGCTTGGGGAGAAAAAAAGAAATTTAGAGAGGGTCAGGCTGAACAGGTTCTTGATGACTTGTTTTTTGATTTTATTGCGATTGCAAAAAAACTACAGCCAAAAGTTGTAGTGGCCGAAAATGTAAAGGGTTTAATTCAAGGAAATGCTCGCGGTTATGTGAAAGAAATTTTTGCAGCATTTAGAGATGCTGGGTATGATTGTCAGTTATTTCTTTTAAACGCGGCAGCAATGGGGGTCCCTCAAAAAAGGGAACGGACATTTTTTATTGCTAATAGGTTAGGTAAAAAAATTAAACTTCAATTTAATGAAAATCAAATTTCATTAAAATATGCTTTTAATGGATTGATAAATCAAAATGCAAAATCAGTGCCTAAAAGTTTAATTGGTGCAGGCCAATGGATGGCACAAAATAATACAGATGAAGTTGTAAAATGGGCTATAAAAAATTTTGGAAAAGAAAAATTCTTTGCAAATAAAGGAATTATTTTAGATCAACCATGCAAAACATTGACGGCTTCAAATAGACATATTTTTTATAATTCTGACAGATTTTTATCTGATGATGAATGTAAAAGAATACAAACATTTCCTGATGATTATATTTTTGGGAAACAAGATATTGGATATTTCTGTGGCATGTCCGTGCCTCCATTTATGATGCAGCGTGTTGCGGATCAAATTGAGAGACAGTTTTTTAGATGATCGGCTCAACTCCAACATTTACAGAGTTTGATCCGACGATCATTCCGTTTCAAAGCCAGGTTATTGACGATATAGCCTCATATGACTACTCAAAAGGTACGCATGAGGTTTTATTGTCCGGCTCGGTAGGGTCGGCCAAGTCAATTCTCATGGCGCATATTATCATCCGCCATTGCCTTGAGAATAATCGTGCAAGGTTTCTCATAGGCCGTCGCGCCTTGCCTGACTTAAAGGACACGCTTTATCTCAAGATACTTGAACACCTCGAAGGCATTGACTCTCGCTATTACCGCGTGTGGCATAACATCGGCAAGGTTTGGTTTGTCAACGGCAGCGAGATTATCTCAAAATCATGGGCTGATAAGCGTTATAGTAAACTACGCTCGCTAGAACTCTCAGGAGCAGCGATTGAAGAACTAACGGAGAACAATGGAGACGACGAAAATGCTTACCATGAAATTAAGATGCGTGTTGGTCGCCTTCCGCATATTGCTTGTCCTCTCATTATTAGTGCAACTAACCCAGACTCTCCTAGTCACTGGGCTTACAAACATTTTATTGTTCCCAATCGTGGCGGCTCAAAACATCCTACTCGGCATGTGTACTACTCAAGAACTGAGGACAATCCTTTCCTCCCTAAACAGTACATTGAACAGCTCAAAACAGACCTCGACCCCAAGCGGGCCAGGCGTATGCTTTACGGCGAGTGGATTGAGATCGCAGAAGAAGTCATCTACTACCAATACGACTCGGCATCTCAGTATAGTAAAGCCAACTGGAAACCACGGCCAGAAACCCCAATCATGATTTGCTGGGACTTTAACATCGGAGACGGCAAGCCTTTGTCTGCCTGTGCCGTGGCATACGAAGACGGCTGTTATCACGCTTTTGCGGAAGTCATCATTGAAGGAGCTCGAACAGAGGAAGCAGTCAAAGAGTTTTTAGAGCGTGGCATCATCACGGAAGGAAAAACCTACGAGATTGACGGTGACGCCAGCGGCAAGGCAAGGCATACGTCTTCAAAGCGTAGTGACTATGAGATCATAAAAGAAGCTCTTGATAGAAATAACATCAAGTATTCTTACAAAGTTCCGCTTTCAAACCCGGCAATCAGGCTCAGGCATAACACCATTAACGCTTTGTGCCGCAATGATCTCGGTGATGTGCGTCTGTTTATCCACAACTGCCCGACCCTTGACGAGGGCCTAAGACTGACAGCGTTTAAAAAAGGTGCTAACCTGATAGAAGACGACTCCAAAAAATTCCAGCACGTCACGACGGCGCTGGGATATGGTATTGTAAGGCACCATAAGCAATTAAATCGGCCAGATTCACGGTCAATTATCCTCTGAGGGAGCGGAAATGATTAATGCAAAGGCAGTGATTGCGGCAGTGAGAGCGCAAGGCGAGTCACTTCAGGCCAATTACAAGATGATTGATCTATTAGAGGGCAACCTTGAGCAGTACGTCACAAGAAACCTTGAGCGTCTTCTGTCACCAAGGGTTCTTAAGTACGCTCTTGAGCGCATGGTGCCGATCAATATTATCCCGCGGTATGTAGATAAGCTCTCAAATATCTACCAGACTGGCGTTTCTCGCGAGGTCCAAGGCGGTAACGAGGCCGATTCGGAACTTCTCGGCTGGTATGAAAAAGAACTGCATATGAACTCCGTTATGCACCAGAGCAACAGGCTGTTTAACGCGTGCCGATCTTCTTTGATCCACCCCTACATTACTGAAGATGGCCCGGCCTTGCGCGTCATCCCAAATGACAGATTTGTCGTCGCCTCCACTGATCCAATCGAGCCGACAAAGCCTACTATGGTCATCTTGCTTGCAGGCAAAGACGAAAAAAGCAGGGAGATCTACTGGGTTTATACTGATTCAGAGTTTGCAGTCATCAGATCAGACGAATCCATTGACTTCCAAGCAATGGAAGAAATGGGCCTTGCCGACGGCGTAAACCCTTACGGCATATTGCCATTTATTTACACTAACCAAAGCCATCTTAGACTTGTTCCCGTGCCCGATTACGATTCAATTCGCATGGCCGAATTTGTCCCAGCCGCGTTGACTGACCTCAACCTGGCAGCCTGCTTTGCTTCGTTCTCGATGACTTACATCAAGAATGGCGAGGTCTCAGACCCGACATATGCACCCAATGCTCTTTGGTTTTTGAAAGCTGACGACCCTGAAAAAGACGTAGAGATCGGCACACTGAAACCTGAGGTTGATTACCAAGAGGTCTTAAACCTGATTCAGTCAGAGCTTTCGCTGTGGCTTGGCTCAAAGGGTATCAAGACAGGTAGCGTCGGCGCTTTAAACGTAGATCAAGCGGCGTCAGGGATTGCCAAAGTCATCGATGAGGCAGACACGTTTGACGTCCGCCAAGCGCAGACGGTTCTTTTTGGAGAAGCTGAGCATGAGCTATGGGAAATGATTTTCCGTAACATGCACCCAGTCTGGGTCAGCCAAGGGCTTGTCGAGAACCGCACCATGTTTACAAGTACGGCAGAAGTGTTAACACGGTTTGCCGTTGTTCCGGTTGGAACACAGCGCAGCCAGTTGATCCAAGAGCAGCGTGACGAGTATGCGGCAGGGTTTACTACTCGAAGCCGTGCAATTTCAGCGCTTAACCCTCAGATGTCTGCTTCTCAGATTGAAGAACTTGAAATGGAAATAGACGAAGAACGTGGCATAAATTTAGAAGCTCGCGAAGGTGAAACTGGGCCAGTAGAGAGTCAAGAGCAAGACAACACTAATCAAACCGGAGACCAATCAATGGCTGGCCAACAAAATGCGGCAAATGTCCAAGATACTGTGTTAAATGGCGCACAAGTTAGTTCTGCTGTTGAGATTTTGACCGCCGCAGCGATTGGTCAAATACCAAGAGACTCAGCAAGAGAACTATTTAAAATGGCGTTTGGTCTTGATGATTCCGTCGCTAATAACATTTTGGCAAATATTGGAAATGGATTTGCTCCTAAAGCTGTACAAGGTAACGTCTCAACAAAACCTGAGGCCCAGAAATAATGCCAGCCAAGTGGCAGAAGTTCAAAGTTGATTTGACCGGCCTTGGGCTTGATGAAGATCAACGCGCTGAGGTGGCCGATCTTGTCATTGAAAGGATTGTCGAGCGCACAACTCAAGGCAAAGACAAAGACGGCAAACGCTTCGCTGGCTACTCAAAAGCCTACAAAGATAGCCTTGATTTCAAGGTGGCAGGCAAGTCAGGCAAGGTTGATCTCCAGCTTTCAGGCGATATGCTTGCCGCTATTGAAGCATTAGATGTGACAAGGCGTTCCATTACCATTGGGTTTGAGCCAGACAGTGACGAGAATGCCAAAGCTGACGGTAACATCCGTGGCACCTACGGCCAGTCAAAGCCGATCCCAGGCAAAGCGCGCGACTTCTTGGGCATCACAGAACGTGAACTTGCTAAGATTATCGACTATGTGAAAGGTCAATAATGGCGAAAAAACTTGGTTCATTGGCTATGAAAAGCATCATCAAACGCCTTGAAGCAAGCGTTAAAGAGGCCATATCACGCACTGCCTTGGTTGATGTCGGCGTATTTGCCACTGAATTGATTGTAAAGCGCACCCGGCTTGGCTACGGAGTTGAGCAAAGTCTTGGCCAAAAAGCAAAGCTTGCACCATTGTCACAAAGATATATCAAATCTCGAAAGATGTTTGACGGCCTATCAGACCTGACAACTGCCAAGAGGTCCAACCTTACTCGCACAAGTCAGATGCTTGACAGCATTCGCTCCGTGGTCAAAGGAAACACTGTTGAGATTGCGCCATCTGGTACAAGAGACGACGGCAAGCGGAACAAAGACATCGCTCGGTATAATGAGCAAGGTGGGCGTGGACGTCCAAAAAGAATATTTATGAATTTATCTAGCTTAGAATTTAAACAGACTGTAAGATTCTATCGCAAGACCTTCGGGGATTTGCTAAGAAAAAGAAATGTGATAAAATAATGAACAGTCATAACCACGGAAGGTGAACAATGACCGAGCAGAAAGTCCCTGAGGGACAGTCTGGTGAGCCTGTGGCCGCGCCAGAGAATCAAGAAACAGGCAAGATTAGTTACGAAGCTCACCGCAAGTTACTTGATGAGAAGAAAAAGGTTCAGGCCCAGCTTGATGCCTTGCTCACCAAGGATAAAGAGCGCGAAGATGCCGAGGCAAGGAAGCGCGGCGACTACGAGGCTTTACTTAAGGCACGCGATGAAGAACTGGCTAAGGAACGTGCTCAAAGGCAGGAGCTTACTGAGCGCATCAACACTGGCCGAAAGATCAACGCTGTTATCGATGCTCTGGGCGGGCAAGTAGATCAGAAGTGGTTGCGATTGATTGAAACTGACGATGTGGCCTTAAATCCAGACACCGGCGAAGTTGACCAAATGACCGTTGCGAGAGTGGCTGAGTCACTCAAAAAACAATGGCCAGAGATGATCCAGCGAAAAGCAACGCTTCCACCCAATGCTCCGCAAGGAAACAGTGGTGGAAAGATCAGCGAAAGCGAGTGGAAAAGTCTCAAGACGGTTGCCGAAATGAACAAATGGAAGCCAGATCAAATCGTTTGGGGTTCTTAATTTAAAACAAAAGCCAACTTTCAAGGAGTGAAACAATGGCAAGTACAAATTTGGGCGATGTACAATATCAAGTAGAGAAATACTGGGCACCAGTCGCTATGAAGCAGCTTCGTGAGAGCCTGCTTCTCGGCGCTTTGGTCAACAAAGATTACCAAGGTCAATTGAAGCGTGGCGGCGATACCGTTCGCGTGTACCAAGTCAATGCTCCTTCGGCATCGACTACGACTATTGGCACAACGAACTCCAACGTCTTCACTCCCTCTGCAGTATCGACCTCTTATGTCGATATCGTTGCTAACAAGCACGTAACTGCTGCATATGAAATCGCTGACGAAGTTGAACTGATGTCTTTGCTTAACCAAGGAAATCCTGAAGTTGTTCAGTCCCTTGTTTTTGCAGTCGAAAAAGCTGTCAACACAGCGCTCTACACTGCAATGGTTCCATCTACATCGGCACCTGATCACTTGCTTAACAGCGTGACAGACCTCAACAACACCCAATTGCTCGCGATCCGTCAATTGGCTGCTGCCGCTAAGTGGGACACAATGAAGGGTTGGTATGGCCTGATCGATCCTTCTTACTACTCCGACGTGTTGGCTTCTCAAAGCTTGGTTTCTTCTGACTTCGGCGCAGCTGATACCCCAGTTATCTCTGGTAAGCTTGGCCTTCGTCGCTACGGATTCCAGATCTTTGAAGACAACAGCCTTGCAACTGATGTTGGCTACTTCTTCCACCCTGACGCAGTTCACCTCGTCATGGCGAAAGAACTTGCTATCAAAGTTTCCGATCTTCACCCAACTGGTAAGCATGGCTACATGCTCTCAGTTGACTTGATTTTCGGAACTGCCCTTGGTATCCAAGGCGGAAACAAGTGTATTAAAGTCCTCGCAGCTTAATGTGAGAGGGGGTGAGGTCTTCGGGCCTCGCCTCCATTTTTCTTGGGGCCTTTATGATTGCTTTTGATTCGTTAAACCCATATGACACGATGGGATTTGTAGTTGGTAATGATCCTCAGGATTTAATTAACCAGCTTCGTGCTATCAGAACTCCTATCAAGATTCATTTCATTGTCCCATACGGCTCACGCCACGCAGCCTACTTCACAGGCGACGTTAAAGCTAAAAAGGTAGAGTCAGATGTCATTACCGAAAAGCCTACAAGACCGCGAGTACGACAAGTTTGAGGATAAAGGCGACGGCCTTGTCCGTGTTCGCACTAGCGTTGAAGGTACAATTCAGACATCGGGCCTCACCATTGGTGGGCGTGTTTCTACCGTCACGATAAACGACGCCACCTGGACCGCATTGCCAGCCGTAGCATTAGCAAATAGAAACGCGGTCGCTATCCAAAACTACTCAGGCCAAACAGTTAAACTTAATTACAGCAATACCGTCGCTGGGTTTAATGGGGTGATTTTGCTTGATGGAAACGAGCGTTATTACGATATCTCTCAAAGCATTGCAATCTATGCGAAATGTGAGAATGCCACTGCCGAGTTAGTGGTCGAGGAAATAGCTTAATGACAACCATTAGCGCAAAATCAGTTCAAGTTTCAGAGATTACCGAAAAAATCTTAATGGCCAAGGACAAAGTTGTAAACTACACATACTTGGACTTTGGAAATTGTGACGAACGAGTCAGCGTGATAGAATATTCATCAGAAATAGTTGGGTCAACGCTACAACGTACTTTTAATTATACATTAGTTTCTGGCAAATACAGACTTGACGAAGAAGTTTGGGAAGTTTTTTGAGGTAAAAAATGTGGCAAAAACTTTGGATCAATCCGCAAATAGAGCCTAGTTACACTGGATACACGCTTCTTTTAACAAGCCCTGATGGCATTTTTTACAGAATTGAAAAAAGTTTTACATATCCAGGTCCATCGGTTGATGAACTTAAAGAAATAGCCGATGCTGAAATATTTAACATCGAAAACCAAGTTTTGATTGAGGATTAACAAATGGCAATTTTGACAAACGTAGCAACAGGCAATTGGTCATCCTCGTCAACATGGGCAGAAGTTGAAGCATCGACTTGGAGTCAGACGCTCGCAATTCAAGAGACTGGCGTGACTGCATTGACTTTGGCATATCAAGCATCGGCCAACTTCACTGTACCAACCACGCAGACGCTTCAAGGCGTTCTTGTTAAAATTGGCTCAAGGGTAACAACTGCTGGGAATACATGTACGCTTCGCATTTTTAACGCAACAGCCGCAGCAGAAGTGGCGGGTTCTGTTGTGACTGTGGACGTGCTTGATATGCCTAACGGTATTTCGTGGGTGCATTTCAAATTTGCTGCTCCGATTACTTTAAATACAGCCACAAACTACAATATTCAGATGTTATCTAACGTAGCATCCAGCGCTTCGTTTCAAAGAAAAAATGCGACAGTAGCAAACTGGACATTTGGACTTGTCACAACTACTGCAAACGTGCCATCCGCTACTGATCAAATTATCATTACGGGTCTCAATACAGGTTTCAACGTGTTCCAGACATTGACAGTAACGGTTGATAACACAGCCGCAACAGTCTTTGGTCCTAACGTCGTTGGTGCCCCTGCAATTGAAATCAGTGGCAAGGGCGTTCTGCAATATACAACATCAGCTTCGACAAACTCTTTGCTAACTTTAGACGGAAACTTGACAGTCAACCAAGACGGTATTTTTAGAATGGGGCAATTATCCGCACCAATACCAAGCACTTCAACTGCCTCTCTTGTTTTTGACTGCGTGTCTAACGTGCAATATGGTCTTGTGCATCGCACTGGCGGCATCATTCAGACATACGGTGCTGTCAAAACCACAAAAACAACTCTCGCTTCAAATGTTGGCCCCGGCCAGACATCAATGACAACAAATGACTCAACTTCCTGGGAGTCTGGTGATGTTGTGGCTATTGCATCTACAGTACGTGGCCAGATCGGGCACGCTGAAACCGTTACATTAACCGGCGCTGCTTCCGGAACTACGCTACCAGTGACGGCCTTAGTCAACCTTCATGACGGTAATGCCTCTGCAAACTCTGCGAGAGCAGATATCATTAACTTATCTCGAAATGTAAAAATCAAGGGCGTTAGTGTTGCTTTAAATAGTTACTTCAACACTGGT